AACTAAGGTAGAGTGGAAAGAATTTATCAAGGAGTGTCGTTATGTTGTTGCCTAATGTCTCAACAGCGATTATACTAATGGAATTACGGAACAGAGTCCTTGACCAGATCGACGACCCTGAACCGCAATACGATGCGTGTCTGTCCAATCTATCAGGCAAGCGTCTTTTAGAGCTTGGGGCTGTCTTACAGGACACCCCGATTACAACACCTGCACCTAAGGAGGTCAGATAATGTCAGTAGTAACTGGAACTGTCGCTTTTGCTAACCTAGCAGAGCATGAAGTATACAACGGTCAATCGACTGGTAAGTATTCGTTAGTCTTAACACTCGACGAGCCTGAAGCTGAGAAGCTCCAGTCAGAAGGTGTCAAGATCCGTGAGTACAAAAACCAAGCACAGCGGAAGTTCGCCACCAAGTTCGACGAGTTCCCTGTCATCGACAACGACGGTGAGCCCGTCAGTAAGTCCTCTGTCCGCTATGGCGACAAGGTACGCATCAAGTACAACCTAGGACAGCCACACCCTGTCCACGGTGTCGCACCGTACCTTCAGGCTGTTCGTGTCGTCGAGAAAGGAGAGGTAGGTCTTGAGGACGATGGAGAATTCTGATGAGTTTATTCGGCACGATCCGTGCCCTGTGTGCCCGTCGTCAGACGGGCTTGCGGTATACACGGACGGACATGGATACTGTTTTGCTTGTCAAACCTATTTTAAGGAGGTTGAAACTGTGGAAGCCGCTAGTAACGTTGTGTCGTACAATAAGCCAGTGGAAATGTATGGAACCTGTCAAGCGATTACAGATCGCAAGATACCGGAATCAGTTGCGAAACGGTTCAACGTACATTCTGACCAACACTCGCAATATTACCCCTACTACGACAACAACGGTTCATTAGTTGGTTGTAAGGTTCGGGAGGTCGCTACTAAGTCCTTCCGCACGATGGGGGATATGCGTAGCAATACGCTATTCGGTCAGCAGTTGTTCAAGACAGGCGGTCGTTATGTGACCGTCGTCGAGGGCGAGCTTGACGCACTGGCGGCATTTGAGATGCTAGGGGCTCGCTACCCTGTCGTCTCCGTGTCCAAAGGTGCGGGAGGTGCTGTCAAGGACTTTAAGCAGAACCTTGAGTGGCTTGAGGGTTTTGAGAACGTCGTGATCTGTTTCGACAACGATCCTGCGGGTCGTGAGGCGGCAGAGAAGTGTGCTCAGGTACTCAGCCCTAACAAGGCTAAGATCGTATCTCTGGGAGCATTTAAGGATGCCTCAGACTACCTTCTGAACAACAAAGTCCGACAGTTCACCGCTGAATGGTGGGAAGCTAAAGCGTATCGCATGACTGGAGTGATTACTCTAGAGGATGCTTGGTCTGACTTCATCAAGAGGGGCACAGAGGAGGTCATTCCCTTCCCTGAGTCCTTTGGGATGTTGAACTCAATGCTCAACGGAGGCATCGCCGCAGGAGAAATCACCGTTATCGGTGCTCTGACTTCTGTTGGTAAGACCACTATGGTCAACGAGATTGCCTATCACTTCTGGAAGAATACCAGTAAGACGATTGGCTGTGCGTTCCTTGAGGCATCCAATGGTGAAGCTGTCGAGAATCTCTTGACGATACACACAGGACACAATCTGTCGCTTGAGGATCGTAAGAACATAGACTTTGATAAGCTACGTTCTGAGATCATCACAGACGGTCGTATCCTGTTGCTCGACCACAACGGTGCTGTGGATACTGATGAGTTGTTCTTGAAGCTACGAGCGATGGTCAAAGGAAACGGTTGCGATGTACTTATCATCGACCCGCTCCAAGCGGCTGTCACAAGTAACTCCAACGAGACGATTGATGAGTTCATGGATCGCTTACTCAAGTTGGCTAAGGAAACCGATGTCTCTGTGATTGTCGTCAGCCATATGCGAAAGCCTAGTTTGACGAATCCTCACAACGTCAACGAGTACGATCTGAAGGGCTCAGGCTCTATCAACCAGATCGCATTCAATACGATTTTGTTGAGTCGTGACAAGATGGCAGAGGACGAGTATGCACGGAACAGCACACAAGTGCAGGTCGTTAAGTGTCGTCGTACAGGTTTGACAGGGTCAGCGGGTTGGCTGTATTATAATGCATTGTCTGGTCGTCTTGAACGAGGCGAGAAACCAGACGTTCATGAAGCCAACAACATTGAGGAGTTCTGATGGAGTGCATCTGGGACATTGAGACAGACGGACTGAAGCCAACTAAGATTTGGTGTCTGTGTGCGATCAAAGGTGACGAGCTATATACGCTTGAGCACCCAACAAAAGAGATGGTTGAAGAACTGTTCTCTGATGTGACTGTACACATAGGGCACAACTTGATTGGCTATGACATTCCCGCTGTCGAAAGAATCCTAGGCGTTCGTATAACAGGTGACGTGACAGATACACTTGTGATGTCCAGACTATACAATCCACAGCTTGACGGAGGCCATTCGCTTGATGCGTGGGGTCAACGCTTAAACTTTCCCAAAGGAGACTATCATGATTGGTCTGCGCTTACGCCAGAAATGGTGGAATATTGTCAGCAGGACGTTAGGGTTACTGAACGAGTTTACCGGAAACTCAGTGAAGACCTTAATCAATTTGGAGGTGACAGCTTTGCTCTTGAGCACTCAGTACAGTGTGCAATTACAAAGCAAATCCAAAACGGTTGGCTTTTAGATCAACGCAANGCACATGACCTTGTTGCAGAACTAAAGGAGAAACAGCATGATCTTGAAGAACAAGTGCACGAGAAATTTACGCCGTTACCTACGTTCGTTAAAGAGATCGTACCCAAGTTCAAAAAGGATGGTGACTTATCAACAGTTGGCCTTAAGTTCCTTGGGGACGACTGGAAGAACGTAGGCGGTACATTCTCTCGTATTGATTGGCCTGAGTTTAACTTAGGATCACGCAAGCAGATCGGGAGGTATCTTAGGCGTTTCGGTTGGAAGCCTGAGAAGTTTACGGAGACTGGTCAAGCTATTGTTGATGAGAAGGTCTTGGAGACTGTTACTGATATTCCTGAGGCTCAACTTATTGCGGAGTATCTCATGGTTCAGAAGCGGATCGCACAAGTCCAATCGTGGATTGACGCAGTCGAGGATGACGGTCGAGTGCATGGATCGGTCAACGCAATCGGAGCAGTCACAGGACGTATGACACACAGCAGTCCTAACATGGCTCAAGTTCCGGCTGTCGGTGCTCCTTATGGNGAGGACTGTCGTGCCTGTTGGATCGTACCNGAANAGCACAAGTTNGTTGGTGTGGATGCATCTGGCCTTGAGCTNAGGATGCTCGCACATTACATGAACGACGAGGAGTATACTTATGAAATCCTTAACGGAGACATTCATACAAAGAACCAGAGCAATGCAGGACTGTCTACACTGGTGTGGATGCATCTGGCCTTGAGCTCAGGATGCTCGCACATTACATGAACGACGAGGAGTATACTTATGAAATCCTTAACGGAGACATTCATACAAAGAACCAGAGCAATGCAGGACTGTCTACACGGGCTCAGGCAAAAACATTTATATACGCTTTCCTCTACGGAGCAGGAGACGCTAAGATCGGTTCTATTGTGGACGGAAGTCAGAGGACTGGAGCGAAACTTAGACAACGCTTTCTCGACAATACTCCCGCACTTGCGGAGCTTAGAGAACGAGTCTCAACAGCCTCCCAACGAGGTTACCTTAGAGGACTGGATGGACGATGCCTTCACATCAGAAGTGAACATTCTGCCCTGAACACACTATTACAATCAGCGGGTGCTGTGGTGATGAAGAAGGCATTACAGATCTTCACACAGTTCGCCCCCAAGTGGAATCTGACGTATAAGCTCTTAGGGTCTATCCACGACGAGTACCAGATTGAGGCTCCTGAGGCTCAGGCAGACCGTGTCGGNATCCTTATGGTTGAGTCCATCAAGGCCGCAGGTATTGCCTTTGACCTCAAGTGTCCTCTTGACGGTGAATATAAGATTGGAAATAACTGGGCAGAGACGCACTAATGTGTTATACTATTAGAATAGTAAGGAGAGTGAGATGACTCAGATTTTTTCGGTAGAGGATTTTGAAGAGCGTTTGTCAGAGCTTACAATCGGTACAAAAGACGTTCAAGAACTCATGGAGTTTGTCAGAGTTCAAGATCGTAAACTGAAGCACCAGATGAAGAAGCTAGACGTAGCGGCTACAATGATCGGGCATAGCCAGATTGAAACCTGTTTAATAGAGAGTGATTATGAGTAAGGAAATATACAGCCTGATCGACGACATCTATTCACTGATGGAGAACCGTAATACTCCTAAGGACGTAGACGTTGACGCTGAGATTGAACGCTTTGGTGAGGCCATGAAAAACCTCATGAAGAAAGAGTTCAAGCCATCCATGCGTGATNGNCGCAAGCTCCGCTTGTCTGCCATTGGTAAAGATGATCGTCAACTCTGGTACTCTGCGAACAAATATTCGCAAGAGAAGATGAAGCCTAACAACTACATCAAGTTCATGTATGGGCATATGATTGAAGAACTNATTNTGTTCTTGACTCGTATGGCAGGACATACCGTAGAAGACGAACAGAAANNCTGTGAGGTNGAGGGTGTTAAGGGATCTATGGATGCCCGTATTGATGGTCGACTGGTTGACGTTAAGTCAACTTCAACCTACGGCTTCAAGAAGTTCAAGGACGCTACGCTTGCCTTTGACGACCCCTTTGGCTATGTAGCTCAGTTAAAAGCCTACGCTCACTCTGAGGGTGACACTAAGTACGGGTGGATTGCTATTGACAAGCAGAATGGTCACCTGTGTTACCTTGAGTATGATGAGGAAGACACACAGGCTCCTGTTCACTCTGTGATTAGCTATGACATTGCTGAAAGAGTACGCCATGTAAAAAAGGTGGTGGAGCTTCCAGAACCTCCATCCTTCTGTCACGAGCCCGTGGACGATGGGAAATCTGGAAACAAAAAGCTCGCTACGGGTTGCTCGTACTGCGGTTACAAGCTCCACTGTTACCCCACCTTAAGAGGATTTATTTATTCTACTGGTGTAAGGTTTTTAACAGAGGT